TCAGTCGCATCATTCCAACCATGAACGTGTCGCCGGCTACCGATATGCCCTCGGACATGAAGGGGGCCGAGGTTGCCGAGGCGCTGTTGGAGTTTTTGGAACGCAAAGAACGGTTGCGGGTCAAGTATGTGCAGGGACAAAAAAGCCTAATCTGGGCGGGCACCGCCGTCTATAACGTCTACTGGCACAAAGGTGCGGGCCGCCGGTTGGCTATCTGCAACGTGTGCAGCTACAAGGGCGACGAAGCCGAAGTGGGAAAGGCATGCCCGCGTTGTCAGCTTGAGAACGCACAAAAGGCCATGCTCATGCACGAGCAGGCGACACAGATTTACGAGCAAGCGGGTATGATGGCACAGGAGATGGGCACTCAACCGCCCTCGCCGCCGCCCAGTGCAGAGCCCAAACCGGCGCCGGTTCTTGAATTTACCATTGAAGGCGACCTCAGAGTTGACCGCCTCGACGTGCGGGACTTCTTCCCCGAACCCGGTATCTCTGATTTTCTCCAGTCTCGGTACTGTTTCACCCGCCAAGCCGTCGCCGTGAGTGACATTCGCAAGCTCTGGCCCGAGGCGGGCCGTTATGTTTCTCATGAAGAGGGGCTTTACGTCGACAGGTCGGTCGGTTTCCACGGAGCTTTACTCGACGACCGCAGCGTGACCCGTTATTTGCAGGATCATGCCTATCTGCATCAGTACCACGAAGCCCCGTCGACCGAATTCCCACGCGGCCGGCTCATCTACTTCACCGATTCGCAGATTTTGGAAGAGGCCGAGCACCCAAGCTACGTGGAAATCGGCCGGTTCCCGTTCTTTTTCCACCGTTACGAGACGAACGAAGGTGAATTCTGGGGCGAGTCGCCGATCACCCAGGCTTGGGGAACCCAAAAAGAGCGAAACCAGCTCAGAACTCAGCTCCGTGACCATCGCAATCTGACTTTGCGGCCGAAACTGCTCAACCCGCTCAACAATCGGCTTGGTGTGACGACAATCGACACGACGCCTGGCCAGATTTTGCCGATGCCGGCCTATGGCCAGCCGCCGAAGTGGTTGGAGTACCCGCCGTTCCCGAATTATGTCTACTCTGAGCAAGAGGTCATGGCGGCTGGGATGCGCCAGCAGTTTTGCATCGGCGAGGCTGACCTCGGAATGGTGCAGTCAGACCAGTCTGGGCGGGCGACGGCATTGCAAGAGGCTCAAGCGTCGGAAACGTTAGCGCCGGTCATTATCGAGAACAATGACGAATGGCGAGAATTGTACAAAGCCGAGCTTGTGTTGGCTTTGAAGCACTACCCGAAGGACTATACCTGGAGTGTCATCGGCCGCGATCGTGTGCGAAGCTACGCGCTACAGCAAATTTCACTTCGCCCGGGTTGGGACATCGTGCTTATGGAAGCCGACAGCCTATCCAAAAATCCCGCGGTGCGGCAGCAGCAAGTTGACTCGATGTGGGATCGCGGGATCTTCACGAACCCCCGAACGGGGATGCCCGACACCCGTGCTTATCTCCGGTTGTGCAACATCCGGCTCCCAGGCATCGGCCCAGATACCGAGGCGTCGGAGCGGGCCTACGCCGCCAGCATCCCGGACCGGATCCGCAACGGTGAGCAGGTAGTTCCCCAGCCGTTTGACGACCCGTGGGTCATGCAAGAGGAGTTGGCTTCGTGGCTCCGCGAATTCGGCCGGGGCGGCGAAGACCCGCGGATAGTACAGCAGGTGGTTTACTTTTATATGTACTACTCGCAGGCGTTGTCGTTCCAGCCACAGGCAACGAGCGTTACCCCGATGCCGATTGCGCCGAATCCGCAGCAAAATCAACTCAATATGGGGCCGGGGGGCGGCGACGGTGGTGTTCAGCCCAACCAGGCCGAGCGTGTTCCCGGCTCTCGGGGCTCGGTTCAACAGGAAGCCGCCCGGCAAGTTCAGCACGCCGACGCTAGCGGTGAGCAGCAAGCCAGACAGTCAACCCGACACGAAGGCTAGTTTTCTGGACACTGTGTCCAGGAAAGCAGACAGCCCCCATGACTGCCAGTCCAGAAACCTAGACACGTTGTAAACGGTTGTTGACATGCCAACGGTTGTTGACAGATATTGTCAACAGATGGAGACAGTGCACTCGATCACCGAGCCCTGTTCTCCGTCGTCTACGTTGGGCGCACGTCACGCGCCGATCACCGTTTAGCGAACGTAACTCGCTGGAGGAGCAGATGCCGCAGGAAATCGCAACTCAGGGAACCCCGATCGCTGAAGGCCGAAGCGTCGCCGAGGCCGTTGACGGTAAAGGCCAATCCGCCAAGCTCATTCGTGCAGGTGACGCCCAGAAGGGCAAAACTGAAAAGCCGGGCGTGAAGCCCCAAGGCAAACCGGAAGCTGAAGCCAAGCCGGCAACGCAGGTTGCCGCTGAGGCCCAAGCGCCGGCCAGTCTTGCATTTGATCAGATCGAGAAGCTCCTGGGTGCCGGGGCCAAAGCGGCCGACGACAGCGACGACGACGACATCGACCTCTCCGAAGACGGCGCCGATGGTGAGCAGAAACCCGAAGGGCGGTTCAACCGCACGGTGCGGAATCTGCGTAAGCGGGCACAGGCCGCGGAGGATACTCTCGCTGGGCTTCATACCGAGTTGCAGAAGCGCGACCAGATGCTTGCGCTCATGCAAAAAGACTTGGAGCACCAACGGGAAACCTCTCGCGCAGAATTCGACCGCATCCAAGCCGGGATGCGTCCGCAGTCTCCCGACGAAATGCCGCTCGATCCAAACGACCCCGAGTATGCGGTCAAGAAGTTCCGGCGTGAGATTTTGGCCGAGGCCAAAACACGGCTCAACCCGGAGTTTCAAAGCCGCGACGAGCAGATTGAAGCTCTCCGGGCGGAGATCAAACGGCGAGACGACGAGGCCCAAGCCAAACAACGCAGCGCCCAGTACACTCAGTACGCCAATCGTGCGGCGGCCGAGTTGACTCGGAGCTTCGATCAAGCTGAAGCCCGACCGCTCAACAACGCGCTTGGCAAGTTGGTGCTCACCGCGGCCTACGGTTGGAAAACCGACCCGATGACTGCGGCCAAAACGCTGGACTACGTGATGACCCGTTACGCTTTGGCCAAGCTCAAAGCGGCACAAGCGGCGGCCAAGCCCTCGGCTCCGAGCGACAAGTCTCCTACCGCCCCGCCCAATGGGCGCGGGGCTCCCAATACCCGCGGCACGCCGATCCCGACCCGGGAAGAGGCTAAGGCCCAAGGATTTCACGACGAGCTGGAAGCAATGATCGCCCAAAACGGGATGATCCGAACATGAGGAGTTGAACAATGCCAGGCGTTTCCATCGCGGACTTCGGGGCAAGTTTCATTCATTACTTGCCCGGCGTCGTTCGCATCCTGAACAACACCAGCAAAGCGCGGCTTTTGCCGAAAGGCGCCTTGAAGTGGACCGGCGAATACGTGCAGAAGACCTTGCACGTCAAGCGCAACGCCGCTATCGGGTTCCCGCAGGACGGCGGCGCTATTCCGCCGGCCGGCAAGCAAACTTACGTGCCCATGAAGCTGGCCCGCAAGTTCGTTGTGGGCAGTGTCAAGGTCACTGACGGGGTGCTGGAGAACGCGGACACCACCGAGAACGCAGCCATCACCGTGGTTGAATCCGAGCTTCGCGGTTTGCTCGACGGCATCCGCAAGCTGGAGAACTTCTTCTTCACCCGCGACGGCACTGGCGTTGTGGCCACTGTCGGCGCCACCGTCTCCGGCGCGACCATCACCGCCAGCGACGGCCGTGCGCTCTGGGATGACGCTTGGTATGAGATCCTTGACGCAACCACGTTTGCATCCTACGGCTCGTTCCAGGTCAGTCGCATCGCTCGTGCCTTCACCGCGGCCGGCGAAGTGACCGTGACCCCCGCCGCCGCCGTAGCCGCCAACGGCCAGGCAACCGGCGACCTCATCGTTTGGAAGGGCAGCTCCGCCGGCAACCCGTCGAACTACAACCTCGTGCCCATGGGGCTCGACGGCATGATCGATGACAATACCGGCACCTTCCAGGCCATCAACAACACCACCTACCCGCGTGTCACCTCGCCGGTTTTGGACAACGCCGGCACTGCTCGGGCGATCACACCGCGCCTCTTCCGTCAAGGGCTCGCCGCGATCAAGCTCGAATCCGGCGATGACCCGCCCGATGGGCTGACGGCTCTGACGAACACCTGGGGCAGCATCAACGTCGAGGAAATGTACGAAGGCGAGCTTCGTATCACCGAATCGACCAAGGTCGCCGGCATCGAGATTGCCGCGTTCCAATCGGTGCTCGGCCGCGTCTCTGTGGTCGACGATCCCGACAGCCCTTACGGCAAAATGTTCTTCGCCGATATGGG